CCTTAGGATCCTTTACATAACCACCGGCAAAGGAACCAGGTTCATCGCCTTCTTCGGCAAGGGCTTTCTCCTCGTCGGTCTTGGAACCGATGATGGTATATTCGTAGCTTGGACGAATCGGCGTGACGGTAGGGATGATCTTGCGTGACATTAGATCACGGTAGATAATGGATTCCCAAATGGCAGTGGTACCAAGGGTGTCGGTATAGTTTACGCCACCGATGTAGGAAAGTGTAAGAACCAAAGTGATGAGACCAAGTTTATCCTCGAGGCGTTCCAGAAGTTCAACGTCCTTGATGTTGTAATCGACATACTTTTGAAAGTTGTTTTTGTAGAGACCGCCGAGGCTTCCGTATTCGGCATAGGACAGTTTTGTCTCATTCAGCACGATATGGGCAATGTGTCCGAGTTTATAGGACTCCTGATTGCCGTAGGTGTTCAAGGTGAATTTACGGAAGAGGTCGAGATAGTCGAGCTGAGAGATGCCAACGATTTCATAGGACAGTTTCGTCTGACCCATAATCGTTACATTTTTCTGACGAATGCAACCCTTGATTGTTGGCCATGGAGATAGCTTCGTGCAGGTCTTTTCGCCAAGTAGTTTTACGATACGGTTGATGATGTAGGGAACGTCAAAGAATCTAGAGTTCCAGCCCGTGAGAATGTCGGGCATGTTTTGGGTGTTTGACCACCAGTCGAGGAAGCCCTGAAGCATTTCTTCCTCGCTACGATACTGCGTGTAAGCAACCTTGCCGGCAAAAATAGATTGGTCGGGGTCGAATGCTTTTACACCCCACACGTTGAACATGTCGGAGTGATTGTTTTTGACCGTAATGACGGTAATAGGATATTCGGCGCGGTCGGGGTCGGGAAAGCCTTCATCCGAATGCACTTCAATGTCCAATGACGCCACATTTACCATGTCGCGGTTGAATTGGATTTCATCGGGAAATTGATTCTGAATGAAGTTGGTGACCCAACGGGTATTACCATACACCTTACCGGTGTGGGAATACATTTCCACAAACTCCTTGGCATCATTTAGAGAACCAAAAACATTTGGCTTCACCGGAACATCGGTAAGCGACATGTAAGGCGACTGTGCCTCATCGACGCCGAGAAACAATGTGGGCTTAAAATTGACCCTGTCCTTTACCCGGAGCCCATCACGATAGCCGCGATAGAGAATATGGTCGCCGTAGGTTTGGACGTTTGTGTAAAATTCCATTCAATAACACTATACCAACCGCCGATGGTTGTAAATCAAAAAGTGACGGATTTGTAGGCAAACTCAATCGCTCTATCTGCTTCCGTGTGTAGAGGGCGTTTCTGGTAGATTCTTGCTGTATCCCTATCCAAATCCCTTACCATCTCTGCAATCTGCATACCGGTGATGGGATAGCGTTTCTTTACCGCATTACACGCAATGCTGGACATAATCTTATAGATCATTCGGTATCTTCCTGAACCATCTATAGATGAAATTGATTTGTATTCCTTAATGAGTGCTTTGTTTACAAACGGACAATCGAGGTAGGAGTTCCAAGTGATTGTATTGTTGTTGGCTTGTTCCTTACGATGCTTTAGAATCTCCGCTTGGATTGCCGCGGGAAACTTGTCCATAAGAGTTATGGATGGCTTCTCGGAATATGGATGCTGCGCCATGATTGCATCGGGGTCCATAATCTCTCCCGAATGCACGAGGATAAAATTATCGGCATCCGGATACTGAGCCGGAACATAGTACATTCGGCTTAGGTCTTTGGTCTGTTCATCGCCGATGGAACCAAAGTGCTTGTTCAAGGCGTACCAGAAATGCCGAATCTTATCGGCAGGAACAATCTTGTTTAATTGGAACACCACTCGGAACTTCTTTTTCTCCGGGCGTGATGACGCAGTTGAATAACAGATATGACGGTACTTCACATAGCGCCCGGCTGCTTCCTCAAACGAACAATCATATTCATCAACATCAAGTGCAGCCCAACCACCCCAACCAGTTACATTTGCATTTGCACGTGTGGCGCCTTCGGTATAAATTGCGGGAGAAATCAATGATGATGATTTCTTTTTCTCTCCCTTCTTGGCTTTGTAACCAGGAAGTTTGGAGAGTTGGAACATAAGTTTTTCAAAGTCCTCCCATGAAGCCACGGTGACTTTCTTGTCCGTCTTATTATCAAAGATGGAGTCGAATACTGTAAGGGAATAATTCACTGTACAATCCTATACAAAGGTTGTCGGTATGTAAATAACAAAAGAGTGGTGACCGTAAAAGTCACCACTCGCACAAGAACTAAAAGTTAATTAGTCTTGAATGAAGGTTGAGCCAATCTCAATCTTCTTTGGGCGTTCTGATTCTGGAACAACCTTGGTGAGCGGAATCGAAAGGATTCCATTCTTAAGGTCGGCACCTTTTACCTGAACATGTTCCGACAGCGTAAAAGTTCTGGTGAACTTACGGGTCGAAATGCCCTTATGGTTATAGATGCGGTCATCTTCCATTTCGCCGCTAACAGTAAGGATAGAATCCTTTAACTGAATGTCGAGGTTCTCCTTAGAGAATCCTGCAACGGCGATTTCCACCAAGAAATTGTCGTCATCAATGAAAACGACATTATGCGGTGGGTATGTATCCTCTCTTAAGGAGACTCTGTTGAGCTCGTTGAAGAGATGGTCGAAGCCTACAAAGGCCGACCGTGGGAACGTGTATGTATTTCCTGACATGTTATTTTACCTCCAGTTATGCAAGGTTATGTAATCTCCGACAACCCCAGTTGGGCATCATCGGTTGCTGACGTTGTGCCAGCAAACTTATTTATATCACTTCGTGTTACCGATATTGTACTTTGGGAGCAATTCCCAATTACCTTTATCGCGGTACGGAATGATCTTAATCTGTCTCAGTGGAGCCTTATCCTTGGCTTGTTCTGCATTTACAATGGTAACCAGACCCCAATCGGAAAGAAGGGTGGCAATGGTATTCCGTCTTTGTAAATCATTTACATTCAGATTGGAAGGCTTGCCATCAAGGAGAAACAGCTCTTTGAAATGTACGATGAAATAGCGACCCTGCTTGTGTAGGATATGGCAGGATTGGTATAGCTTGTTGGAAGACTTTCGAGAAGCGACACCGATGCGAGTAAGTGTCTCACGAACCTTAAGGAAATCATCCGGTTCATTCAAGGTAATCTCAAGCATCATAGCAGGAATCCATGCCACGGGAGTTTCGTCCACGACGATACCCGGGATAGGTTCAAGGCTTTGATTTGTTTGTTGAGCGTCCACCTTTAAAATGTTTTTGTTTAAGTTCGTTTAGTTGTTCGGAACTCAAAATCGTCAAAGCGGATCTAGCCTTTTCATTACTATATCCATAATGTTCTTTAACAATCAAGAGGTCTTCCGACTCAGTTGGTTTTAGCCATTTGCTGAATCGTTTATTCCTACTAACTATATTTATAAGATACTCGTATTGGAGCCTCTTGTCCAGATGGTGGTTTTGGTTCATCTCATTCGCAAAACCAACCGTGTCTGGAAAGTATGAAAGACCTCTATTGACCATGAACGGAACGTATTGCTTTTCGGCAATGTCGTCGACCATGATATTAGTCTTGGTCATGTTGATGGAATTGAGGTATTCAAATGGGTTCATGGTATTACTTCCATTCGGCGCACGCCATGAGTTCGGTAATGCACGCCACGAGGTTTAGCTCATGGTCGGCAACAAAGGCATCTTTGTATTGGTAATTGGCAAGAATGACCACGATGTTGGGTATGCTGTCGGGATTGGCATGCTCGGTCATATTGTCGTAAATCTTGCGGAAGATTGCCGCAGGCTCACAGTCAATGTTGTTGACCACCCATGCACGACCAGCCTTGAAGTCCTTGTCCTTGAGAGCCTTGATCAGCAGAGTGATGTTGGCGTCCGAAAGGTTTGCAAGGATACCCTTGTCAATTTTACCAGAAACCGAATAGCGTTGGCACTCATTCAGCACTCTGCGCCAATCGGGAGCAAAGCGGAGGATGAGTTCGGCAACAACCGACTGCTCGTATTGAATACCTTCTTCCTTGAGGATGAATTCAAGACGTTTTAAGAAAGCATTGGCAAGTGATGCCATTTGTTTCTTGGAAGTATTGAATTCAATTACGGCACAACGGGAATGAAGTGGTTCGATGACGCGATTCTTAAAGTTACACGTGAGAATGAACCGGCAGTTGTTGCTGAATTCCTCAATGAAGCCACGGAGCGCGGGCTGCGTGGAAGATGGATTCAGGTAGTCTGCTTCATCCAGGATAATGACCTTGGGACCTCTGGACTGTAAGGACACCGATGACGCAAACTGGCGAATCTTGGTACGGAGAACATCAATGCCGGATTCTTCCGAGCCGTTAATGATCATGTAGTCGAGGTCAAGCATGTTACACATTGCGCGTGCAACAGTTGTTTTACCAAGACCCGCGGTACCAGTGAGCAGCATGTTCTGCATCTCACCAGACTCAACGATGCTCTTGAAGGTCTTTAGAAGACCCTCTGGAAGGATACAGTCGTCCAGTTTTTGTGGGCGGTATTTTTCAACCCACAGGAATTCATTAGAGTTTGACATAGGGGTCTATTATACACCAGTGACAATGGTCTTGTAAACCTCTTTAATCTCAGATGTTTCATTTTCAAACTCAACCACATTCTGTTTGTGGTACATCATTGCGACCTTACGGAATGTCTTGGTTGGAAGTTTGTATTTGTCTTCCAGTGCTTTTAGAATCTCACGAATCTGCTCCTTTTGTGTTTGCATCTCCGACATAGCTTCGGAGATTTGATCGAGGGCGGTGAGGATGGCTTTGCGGTCTTCAGCCGAGGTAGGAATGTTGCTCATAATAAAAAGTGGTGGGTTCTTTAATGACTGCCCCACCAAAAGTCCGTACGGAGTTAGAACAATTAGGCTTTAGCTGGAGCCGGGGCTTCTTGCTTTGGCTCTTCGGTCGGCTTCGGGGTGCTTGCCTTCACGAAGGCTTCAAAGCGACCACGGAGGGCACCGATTGCGGTGAGTTCTGGACCTTCAAAGGCTCCACGACGGGAGACGATGTCGATCATTTGAACCACTGCGGCAAGGTCATTGAGACCGAGTTGCGGAGCGGCTGCTGGTTGCTGTTCTTGTTCTGGTATTACTTTGCTGTTGTCCATATATGTTTCCTAGGTTATCAACTTCTTAAGCGAACGTTGAAGTTTTTTCCAAAGCAATCCAATACTCCACCGGGAGCGTGGTATGCTTTAGATGAGAGATCAATTTAGAACTAATCTCTACCGTGTAGTCACCGGAGACCATTTTAAGGTTTCCAATAACCAAGATGAATGAGAAAACCTCTTTGCAAGCATTGTTCTCATCAACCACGATGGAGTATTTATTCGCGGAGGCGTTCTTTGCATCGGTAAGATTCACAACAATCTTACCATTTTCACCCTTGATTTCAATGTTGGCATGGCCGAGAACCGACGAGGCTCTCTTGACTTTGTTCAACACATCTTCCGAAAGGATGAAGCTGACTTCTGGATTCGGCATTGTGACTTGCTTGGATGGAGCCGTGAGAAGGTCCATGGAAGCATAGAAATAACGAATGGAGGTCTTGCCGTCCTTAATGGTAATGGAATCATCGCTGAAGGACAGTTCTGGATTCTCTACGAGAGCAAGAGTCGAAAGGAATTCATTGAGGTCATAGATACCAAATTCCTGTGGAAAGCTCTCGGTGATTGTGGCAGATGCCATGATATTCTTGGCTTCCGCAATTGTGGCAATAGAACTACCGGGCTTGAACACCATGTTCGGATTGATTCCGGCAAAGTTCTTGAGGAGGTTAATTGTATTTTCTGATAGTTTCATAATTAAAAAGATGTGTCTGCGTGTCTCTGATCATGTTCATAGAGGAAAAAGAGACACGCGGCTGCGTGTCCTAGGTGATGTCGGCCCGTTTCAGGATCAAAACGCTCACCACGTTTCCATGCCCAGAGATGGCGTTGGAGTGCATCATAATACCGACGTTCGGCTTCTGGTACATATCTCCAGTTCTCTCGGGCATATTTCTTGGCTCCGATGGTAAGAACATGAGCAAGCTCCTCAAGGGCAAACGGAGGAATCAAACCGTATTCCGGCTTGTCCGTATCGTATTTGCGACCTTCGAGGGGAGACTGTTGCTCGGTCTGTTGTTGTTCCATGGAAAAGGAAAAGGGCTGCAGGATATTGAGTCCTGCAGCCGTTGTAGTTCACCTATTAGGCGCTGGCAAGAGCCTTGGTGTCGAGACGGTATTTGTAGACCGTTTGACCTTGGGCGTTCTTACGACGGTTCGTGTAGATGGGGAAACCATCGTCACGGAGTTGAGCTACGACCGCAGATGGGTTCGCGATGCTGAGGCGTTTTGAGGCTTCGGCGATGGTAACCTCTGTGCCTTTGGCAAGAAGTTTAAACAGGCGAGCTTTCTGGGTGGATGTATTGCTATTCATATTATCTATCTTTCAGTTTTGGTCCTATTGTTTAGTTGCTTATGATTGAAGGGACCAATTCAACCATAAGAGAATCATATACTGTTGTTGGTGTTTGTAAACAACAAAGTTAATTTATTTTCAGAACGCGGGCTGAGCGGCTTCTGGAGCAGGGGTGGGAGCAGCTGCTGGAGCTGGAACAACCGAAGCATCAATCTTGGAGTAAAGGTCGGCGAAGGCGAGTTTGGTGTCGTCGTCGAACCGAGAGATACACATATTGATGGACTTGAGCCGGTCGCGGAAGATGGAGAATGTGTGTGCGATATGGCACAGGCGCCGAGTGGAAATGATTTCGTCAACGCCACCATCGGCAAACGTCTTGCGAATGACTTCCGACCAGGTCACGAGTTTATCGGCAAACTCTTCGTCGACGGCATTAAATTTTTCCATGTGCTTCACAACGATTTTGCGTTCGGTAGCCAATGGTGGATACGTTTGCTCGATGGTGCATACAAAGCGTTCGAGGAAGGCTTCGTCAATAACCGTAGCAGCCACAAACCGACCATCCTCGGAACCTTTGCCCTTGGTATTGGCAGTGGCAATCACATTGAAGCCGGCAGCCGGACGAATGACTTCGCCAGTCTTTTTGATCATGATGGGCTTACCTTCCAGCACGCCTTGGAGACACATGATTTTGTTGGTGGAACGGTCGATTTCATCCACGAGGAGAATGGCGCCACGTTCCATGGCTTTGACCACGGGACCCTTGGCAAACACGGTCTCGCCGTTGAGGAGACGGAAGCCACCGATCAAATCGTCTTCGTCGGTTTCTGGTGAAATCTGAACACGAATGTATTCGCGGTCGGCTACGGCACAGGCTTGTTCGACCATCATGGTCTTACCATTGCCCGACAGACCGGCAATAAAGATGGGATAGAACGTCCGCGATTTGATCACGGTCATGATGTCGGAGAATTCACCCCAGCGAATGTAGGTAGGATCACTTTGCGGAATATAAGCATCGGTATTGACGATGGAATTCACAGAGGTCCCCAATTTCATTACGGCGGGTGCCGGAGTCATAGGAACAACTTGGGAAACGGTGGTTGCCGCCGTAGTGGTACGAAGGAGGCTGGTATAGTCGTAGGTACCCTTGTGGACGCGGTAGGCATCTGCAAAGAGGTCATTGTATTCCTTTTCCACGAAGCCATGGGTTGCAGCCACGGTATCAATGACTTTACGGCGGAAAACCGTAACGTCGGGATGGGTCTCCTTAAGGGAGGCAAGAATGGTGAGGGATGCTGATTTCATAATAAAGAA